GCATAAGTAAAATTGGCCGATGGTAGCTTGGCGTCGAGTGCCGTCTGAAGCCCTGTGACCTCAGAAATGGCGTGCGTGTGAGCCGATGGAGCAAATGTGCTTGGCTTGCCAGTCAGATTGGAATAAGTAAAGTTGGCTGACTCAAGTTTGGCGTCCAGTGCTGTTTGCAAGCCTGTGACGTTGGCGATACTGTGCGTGTGGCCTAAGACAGAATAGGTCGAGTTGGCACTGGAGATGGTCAGTCCATCGGTGATGCCATAGCCAGCCAGAGTGGTAGGCGTGCCTGTGAGGTTGGCGTATGTCAGGTTTGCGGATGTGAGATAAGCCCCGACAGCCTGATAGCGAGTATCAGCGTAGCCTTGAGTCAGGATGGAGTTGGTAGTTTTGACCTGACTCATTTCGGCGAACGACAACTCAGCGTTATTCCTGACAAGTCTGATCTTTGTGCTTGACGTTGTGTTGGAAAACGTATTCGTATATTTGTGCTGAAGCTCCGTTGCTGCGCTAAGTGGGTCGCCATCGTAGAAAAAGAGTCCGCTGTCAAAGTTAAATGCTGCTGTTGCGTTGGAGACTGAGTAAATAAAAGCCACTGATGTGACCAGGCTTTGCCTCTTGATTGATACGCCTTTAGCAAAACTGTCAGACCCAACCCTGAACGTGAAGTCGTTAAAACCAACACCAAGCGTGCCATCACTTCCAGCAAGTTGTATGCGTGCCCCTGATGCACCTGCGGAAACAGTGACCGTACCATCGTCTAAAAATACCGAACACGAACCTCCTGTCACTCCGTTAGATGTCGCTAAAGTCAATGTTCCAGCAGAATTCAGCGTTGCTGTTGAGGCACTTATTGGATCTGTTGATTGAGCGGAACTTAGGATGATTACGCTGGCTGAAGTCTCAATTGACGACAATCCGGTTGGCGTGCCGTTAGCATCTACGTTATAACCACCGATCCCGTAAGTAATTGGTGACGATAAATAAGAGCCAGCAGAAGTTTTTCTACCCCTCAGCCCTGAATAAAAATTCCTTCCACTCTGAACGACATGCTCGCCTGTTACATAAAAGGTGTTTGGGCCACTAGGGAGGAGCGTATCGGTCAATCCGTAAGTTACACAGCTTGTTTTAGGCTGAAACGTATCAGCTACGGACAGCACCCCATTGCCCGTGATTGTCAGATTATCCCCAACGATGATCCCGCCGAGCGTGGTGTTTGTGGCCGGAATTGATGAACCGCTGATGCCAGCGGGGCCTTGAACACCAACCGTGACGACAGTAACCGTCTTTTCACCTGTGATGATAACTGTATCAGCCACGTGTCACCTCCGGTGATACAGTCAGAGTCCCTGAGATAAGCCTTTGCACAACACTTCCCGTCACGATTTCCAGATCATAGACACCGTCAACCAGGTTGGCAGTCGTGGCAGCATCCAACGCGAGTGAGATCACTCCACCTGTCGCATTGCTGATCGACAAACAAGCCGATGGTGTGATCAGGCTCAGGGTTGTGTTGGAGTCGCTGTAAGATGTGCGAACCATCATTCTGGCACTGCTTCCAGTCAGGTCCACAGCAGTGCCGTTGGAAGTCCAAGTGAGCGTTCTGTTGAATGAAGCGCCCGCTTCGATTTCAAGGTTGTATGATCCGGCCATTTATTCAGCCTCCATTTCAGGATCAACAGAAGCATCCGCAGCAGGCTCTTCCGGTTCCACAGCTTCGACCTCTTCAGGCTCTTCCATCTCGCCAAGTCCCAAAGTGGCTCTGGCTTCGTTGACCGTGAATATGCCTGCGTTAACACCCGCGGTGGCGATGTCCATCAGCGCCTTGCGATCGACGGATAATTCCTCGATCTGGCTGGTGTCGAACCGTACACACAGGGACTCGTCAGGCTGCGAAGTCATGCCATTGCAGGCTATTGGCAGAGTTTGCACCAACCGTGTCAGCTCACCGGCGACCAGATCCAAGAACGGAATCACCGCATCACGCCACGATGCCTTGTTGGCCTCAACCAGATTAGAATAAGTCTTGCCCGTGTCAGGCTGCTTGAGCGACATCGGTGCCCAGCCCAAAACACCACAGATTCGAGCGGTTGCAAGATCGGCCATCTCTGAGACGGACAAATCCTTAGGCGAAAAGCCTGGTGATTTGATGTCCATTTCGCTGGTCCCGACAAATGGTCGGCCCACAGCTTTACCACTTACAGCTCGTGCCAAATCGGCTTGAACCTGCGACAGCTGCGCATCACTCAGATTACCAAGTGTCTTGAGCGACACAATCAGCGATGGCACACCAGACCGTGATAAAACGGTGGTCTCATACTGGCCGATGATTTTCACAAGCGCCATTTCAGCAACGACAGAATCGAGCGTTGAAACGCCCCGAGACTGAGCGTAAGTCGATCGCCCCTGCCGGAATGCCAGCATCAATTCAGCGGGCACAGAGTAGTTGTACGACCTGCCCCAATCGCTGCCCATCACTGGATATTCCAGCACTTCGTTGATGCTTTCGCCCATCACAGGTCGCAGAACCCAAGGCGATGGGATCGGCATCAACTCAGTCACCGCATTGCCAGCGGTGTTGGTGATCACTTGAACGTAAGCGTTGCCGTTATCGCACAGGCTGGAGTAAAGGTGTTCCAGAACGGTCGCATCCGACTCGCCGGGGCTTGGCCGTTGCCAGAGTTGTTGTAATGGGTGGTAGACAGGTACAAACCCGCCGTCTTCATCCCAGCGACCCACCTGCATCGTTGCCTTGGTGGCGTTGCGCTTCATCGCCTGTATCGCGGCCTGAACCACAGACACTTGGTTGTACGGTCTCGCCAAGGTCATGTAGTCGTTCGACAGGCCGGTCATCATGTCCACAGTCCATGAGGTCGCGGCAATGTCAGCGGTATTTGCGGCGACACCCGCCCGTAAGGACTTGGTAAACCGGCTGCGGATGTTGTCGAATAGTGTTGGCATAGTTGTTGTCAGGAGACGTATCGAAATGGCTGGATGGGACTCAAATAGCTGAAGGCGTCGGCAGCAGCATCCACCTGGTCGTCATGCTTGCCGGTTGGAAATGAACACAATTCGTCGATGAAATCACGGTTCCAATCGCCTCTCTCCAGCTCGATCGAACCAGATTCAAACGCGGCGGCCATTGGCATTGCTCGCACTTCTTTCGAGCCTGTGGGGCGCTTGCTGATCACCCCATAACCGATCAGGTTTCGAGTGTCATGCTGGACTTGATCCACACCCGCAGAGCCGGGATCTTGTGCCAAATGCACAATCGTTTCACGGCCATCGGTCTCGGCGATCTGTCGCTGGACTGTTCGTCGAGTGGCTGGAGACCACTGGCCACGGGAAACGTGTTTGACTCGGTAGGTGTCACCGGTCCTGCACATCCAAACGCCGGCAGTGTAATCACCACCACCCACCGTGGCGGCTGTATCCCATGCCCGGCATAAGTTGGAGTTGGGTGGGATCGGAGCAGGCTCGACGATCTTGAACCATTCGGGCTTGAAGAACCCGCCATCTCTTGGCGTTGGTGTCTGTTGATAAAGTGCCGAAAAGGCATAAGAGCCGACGGTTTTTTTGATTCGGTCGAAGTCTTCCACGGAATATCGGTCTGGCCATAGCGCCTCACCAGGCTGACGGCCAATCAGGTCACCTTCTTCAGCGATGGCAGGCAGGCTGACCACTTCCCATTGTTCGCCACCGTCATTCGCCTGCTCCAGCAACTGGCCAGCCAAGTCGAGAGAGTGCCATCTGGTCATAATCAGGACGATTGCAGCACCAGGATGGAGGCGTGTATAGAGGTCGTTTTGATACCAGTCCATCACCCTGGCACGATAGGTGGGTGACTCAGCCTCAGCCCGTGACTTCACCGGGTCATCAATGATCACTAAGTCCGCACCATAGCCGGTCACACCTGATCCCACACCGACAGCGTATAGCCCGCCGCCGTGTTCGCTCGACCACTGATTTTGTTTGTTCTGGTCATCTGAGAATGAAAAGCCAAACTCTTTGGCAATCCGTCTCGTCTGTCTGCTGAACGTGCAAGCCAGCGAGTGGTTGTAAGCTCCAATAATTACTCTTAAACTCTGATCCACCAAGAGTCTGTAAGCGGCATAGTGGATTGTCGCCAGCTCGCTCTTGCCGTGCCTGGGCGGAAGGAACAGCATGAGCCGTTTACAGTCACCGATCGTCACCCTGTCCAGTGCCCTTCGGCACTCCGCCAGATGTTCTGGCGACCACTGGTGATCCGGCTTTGCGGCTTGAAGGAACCGGCTTAGCCCCTTTGGGATCAACTGCCTGTCGTGGTGGGGTGTCGCACTCATTGTCTATGGCCGCCCAGTCCACTTGGGGCTTGTCAGAGATTTCGATGCTGCTGGCAACCTTGCCATCACGGCGCTCAAGATACTCTTTTAAAAACGCAAAGTTGCCGTCGAGAATGTTTTGAAGCCAGATACGAGAAATGTCGCGTTCGCTTTTCTCTAAGCCAATCAATTCAATCAGATCGTCAATCTGACGGCGACCTCGGCTGTAACCGGCTGGGTTGCCAGACACGCCTTTTTTGAATTGTGTCTCTGGGTTTGGGAACTTGCCCATATCTCACCTTCTTGTCCACTTGCTTGGAGGTGGGTCAATAGCTTTCACTCAACGTCCTTAAGTCCCGGCGGCCTAGCGCCATGATTCCCCCGTCCAGGCTTGTCAATCACACCCTTACGCCTCATGCGTTGCATCAAAGCGCGTTGCTTGATCGCGATGTTCCGAAACTTGGCCCAAAACGCCATGAGTTCCGTTTGTTCTGTCATGGCTCGTTTAATCGCCTGGTCCAGTTGTTTACTGGCCCGAGTGCATGATAAGCAAATCGCGTAACGGTGCTGGTCAACCTTCCGCCCATCAACACAATGAGGACAGGGTTGATTCGGCGTACCTTCCGTCCAACCAGATGCGTCCACACCTATCAAAACAGGTTGTACGCCATGGATCGAGCGGATAAGTCGCCTTGTGATATTCTGGTCGATTTCCCCATCCGTGGGAGCGATCGAGTCTGAACCTAATGGTTCATTCATATCTTGACGATAATCACAGGCCGTACCGACCGTCAATAGGGTACTCAAGATTTTTCACCACCAGTTTTGCTTTCGGACTCGACCAGGGCGATATACGCCTCGTACATTTCGACGCCTTTTAACCCCGAATAATCAAACGCAGCCGCCATTTCGCGAAACGCCTTGTCCACGATCTGCAAACGCTTCCAAAGACTCAGAGCAACCGCCTTGCCTTCACCGTGTGGTAGAGCCGCGATGTCATCAAGATTGATCATCATAGTTCTCCCGATCAAAGATGCCTTCGTATGGTGACACCTGTAAGCTCCTGGTTAAGTCGTCAATCACATCAGTAATGTGCTGGAGACAGGCTGCTTTGGCTTTCTTCAAGCAGTCAAACTCGCCACTCCAGTAATCTTGATTAAGCTCTTCCAAAGACAGTTCTTCCGGTCTGTCTTTCAGGCTTCCCACGCTCGCGGAATAGCTAGTGTTATCAAAAGACAGCTCGATATGTGCCCAGTATTTGTAATAGGACAGCGTCCAGCTTGTGCCATCAGTCGTGCACCATCTTTGCTCGATCATTGTGCTTGCCTCATCTTGTCTTTCTTACGTCGCTCTGTGTCCACCATAGCCAGAACCACTGGTACGATTTCGTTCATGAAATATTTGCTGTCGTCTCTCACTCTTATCGCTTGTGAGAGCCAAAACGCTTCTGCGGCCTGATCTGTTTCGGCTTCACCTTCTTTGTTCCCACGTCGAAACCTGTGCTCCATCGCAGAGATGATGCAGTGATAGACTTCATGGTTCACTCGCGGTTTCAACCAGGCTGCAAGCTCGTTGTTGGCAAAGTCGATAAACTCTCGGCCACTGGCCAGCAGATAGTAATCAGGACAGCTCATCAATCCTTCTCCTTTTCAATCTCAATGACCTTATAAGCATGTTTGGCCTTTCTGTTCTGGTGGTATCCATTCAAATACCGATTCGGCTTCACTGGGATGCCTGTGACTGACCGTTGACCTTTGGCACTGGCCATCAGTTCGGGTATGGCTGGATAGCCGTGAGTCTGCGTGTTGCCTGCGGATCGGTCTTCCAAGATGGCAATCGCGTGCATCCGTTCGTATTCTGTTCCAGATCGCTTCAGGTCTATCAGTTGAGCCTGTGGCATGACTTCCATTTCAGTTCGGGAGAACTTGATTTCAGGCCGTTTGGACTTCATCAGTGTTTCTCCACGGTGGTGACCACGACATGAGCCGCGTCAACTAGTCCCCAACGTTTGCGAGCCTCTCCAGAAATCACCTGACTGTCATCCTGCCAGAGCACACCCTTGAAAGCATCTTCCAAGCAGCGCAACAGCTTTGTCCTATCCGGTTTCTGAGTGTGCCAGAATGGTGCTGTCGGCTTCATGATTGCCGAATTTTTGCCAGTTCGGAAATGCGATTTAGGTCTTGCAAACGTGAAGTGGACTTGCAGATTCATTGGCCCTGATGCACACTTCCAGCCGGATTCCTTCACGGCTGCGGTTGCAGCTCGCTTGCACAAGGTTTGCCACTTGGCTTTCCCCTTGGCCGTATCAACCACCACAATCTTTCCGGTCTTGCTGTGCTGAAAGGCTTTCTTGGAGCCTGATGGCGATGGCTTGCCTAGGATGATGAAGGATATTTCACTCATGCCATGGCTCCGTTTCGATCTAAACCTAGCCTTAATATGATGTCTGGGCGATTGGCAAAGATTATTTTTGCTCGATTAAAAAGGTGTTCTTCTCCTCTTTGGAAGTCACTGTAGTTAAATCCTAGGCATAAAGCTGATGACATGATTCGGTCTTCAATTGTTCTATTAAAGAACCATTGCCAATATACATGCTGAAATGGATCAAAACTTGGGCTTCCACAGTACTCAGAGTCTATATGGCATCGGCCACAAAGTAAGTGCAAGTTTTGGTATTCGTTTGATCCTCCTAGCGATAACGGGATGATATGCGCTCGCTCCGTTTTGCTTTCTCCATTGGTAAATCCACAAGCAAAGCAGTAGTCGCCTTCTAGAAACTCGTAACTACTATCAAACCCCTTAAACCGCCATATGGAGGTACTAGCCCAGTAAATACGAATGTCTTTTTGCTTTGGCATACCTGATCGCTTGATTCGGTTCATACCTTCCTCCAGATAGTTTCAATCCCTTGATCAGTCACTGAATAATCGCCAAAAAGGTTCGGTGATTCAGCCTGCAGTACGTCCAGAACAGCAATCGCCAGCCGTTGAATTTCAGCATCCGCATGGATCGAGCCACGCAACTCGAGGAAGTGCCGCCATGCTCGCGCGTTCCCCGTCACAAAGATCTTGGTTTCGGTGCAGTTGGGGAGGACTGAGCGAGCGGACTCGCGAGCCTTTTTTCGTCGAAGTGTTTTATCTTCAATGTCCGACAGCTCGGCGTAAATTGTGTCGGCAAGCGATTGATAAGTGCCAAGTGATCGGCCAACACAACTGGCCCAATGTGCTGCCTGTGGGCTATTTTGCTGGACTTGTGGCGGCAGAACAAAAGCACAGTCTGATTCATCCACATATCTCTGACTGAGTTGGCTGTAACTCATGCCAGCACGATGCCGCACCAGCTCGTGCGTGAGTGATCTGGAAACGCCAGTGAAAATCATGGAGTAAACCGCATGCTCCAAGACCGATCCATGCCCGACTTCCAAGATGTGATTAATATAAGCCTGGTTCCCGCCTGGTCGCGGTTTGGCAAAGCTCATATAGCACAATCGGCCAGCAGTCTCCACCAACTCTTCAGAGTGCGATGGAGCGTCGGTTGACCACTTTGGGACATTGTGGGCGTCGAGAAATCGACCCATTTCAGCCTGATCAATAAGCTGTTTGCCGACCAGGTAGACGGATGGGACGTTGATGATGT